CGTAAGCCCATATCATGCCCTGTAAAGTGGTATGCCAAAGCCATTAAAACTTGCATTTGGATCTTTCAATTCAAGTGAATCAATAAAATCAATTGCTATCTGTTCAAAGCTAGAGATTGCTTCAGATCCGTCCTGATATTCTTTTTCTGACTCAACAGAATCAGCTTTAACTTTCTTACGTTTCAACTGCTGCTCTTTGCCGTTATAAATTACTTTGGCCAGAATTCCTTTGATAATTTCACAAGCCGCGTCTTTAAGAAGTGGATCAATTGGATCTGGTACAAAACCAATCTGTTTTTCATCCACACATTTGCCAGCTTTACCAGACGAGCTTTATCACTGTCTGGTGCAAAATCGCTGCCCAAAATTGAATTTGCGTCATCTACAGTAATAAAGCTCATTGCATTATTCCTTCGGGATTAATTTTAGAAGTTCTGCTTTTGTTGCAGACGGCTTGTAACCAATGTTTTTACTAGCCAAATATTCTTTTAATTGATCATTTGACCAGTTTTCAAAATCATTAGCTGCCGTTTCTGTAGCTGAATTTTCTGCCGCTTTTCCAGCTTCTAATTCAGCAATACGTGCCTGCATTGCAGGAATATCGTTTTTAAAAGCTTCAAATTCAGCTTTAATACCGAGAACTTGAGCTTCAGCATCTTTGAGAGCTTTATCTGCTAAGACTGCTGCATCTTTTAAGCGTGAATTCTCAGATAACAATTCTGACTGGTTACCACCGGCCTGCTCTAAGATGGCAATTTTCTGCTTAAGCTGAGTGTTTTCTTCAACTACCTTTTCACATTCAGCTTTTGCATCATCAATCACAGCTTGAAGTTCAGGGGTGACTCCTACCTCGACATTTACCGTGGCCATAGTCGTTTTTTGTGGCTCTTCCAACTTACGAACTTCAACTGGAACTTCTAAAGATTCGTAATCCTTTTGAATCTTTGGATAATTACCGTAAATAATTACCTCTTTTGCTTTCAGATTTGGGGTTTCATAATAGTCAGGGTTAGCAATAATGCCCGTCTCTAATGCAGCAGCTGCTGCAATGCGTGTATAGATAATCTTCATGGCGCTTTTCTCTTAATAATAAAAAAGAGGGCTTATTAGCCCCCTTAGATTTTAATTTTTAGGTTTTAACCAGTTGTCGCTGTACCCGATAAATCAAGTAAGGTACCTGCTGTCATTTTGTTGCTGGTTGCATATTTGATCCAGTTAGCGCTTGAACCAAGTAATGTAAGGTCAGGATTTTCACCTTTCGATGTATCCCAACTATAACCAAGAATATCTAGGTTAAATGCACCTTCAGCACGCATACCGATTGCTAAGTTTTCTTCATCATTGATGTCATAAGCTCGGAAGCCCGGTACTTGTGATTCAGTTACAGTGACAGCGCCATACTGCAAACCAAAAGCATCGTTATCCCCTACAGCATCAGTCACCAAGACTGGCTTACCTAATGTACCGGGTAAACCACCATAGATAACGATTTCAGATTCACCATAAATTTGCTTAGTGATTGCATCATCGACAATATCGAAATATGTATCTGAGTTCATCACCCATAAACCAATACGGCCAAACTTATCACCAAACTTTCGCATACCACGAGTTAATGCTTTGCGGCCGTCAACAACGATACTCCCTTTCGCAACCATGTCCGGATTGCTAGAAATAGCAGCTTTTAAGGAAGCTAAGCTGTACTCTAAACGTCCTGCAACTAATGCATCTGCTAAATCATAACCAAGAACCATAGCAAATTCTTCTGGTGTACGAGCACGGCGCTTGAATGCCTCTTCGGTTGAAGCATAAGGACCATATTTATATGGAATTTTTACACCTACAGACTCACCTGCACCGATTTTTTCCGGAGTTACTTTTGCATTGGAGTTCACATCACGATGTTTAATGCTACCACCAACTTTGTAGAATGCATTTTTATTGAAGTCACCTTGAATGATTTCATTACGATAAATAATCGCACCATTGGAAGCTTCATTAAAGACATTCAAATTGTCTTGTAAACGTTCTAAATACGCTGTTTGGGCCAGTTGGTTGTAGATGATCATGTTGGAATTAACTGTCGTAGTCATAACTACTTTTCTCCAAATATTTAATGATTAGTTCGGTAGTTTTAGGAAGGCATCATTGCCATGTTCTTTGATGTAATCTGCTTTCTGAGAAACAGACATTTCACTGCGTTTCATTCCTGTAGGTGCTCCACCTTTGCCCCCACCTTGAAAACCGCCACCAGTTCCTTTACCACCTTTAAGAATTAAGTCTTTATGCTGGTATCCACCAACCAATGACTCTAAAGCTTCATCAACATTTGCAAGTTCACCCGGGCGGACACGTGAATAAATCTTTTCGCCGTTCTGATCATATGCAACCACCTTGCCTTCTTCGATTTTGAAGTGATGACCAAAGGTTGCCTGAACCATGTCCACAGGTACTGCAATGTTGTCTTGAATGTACTTAGAACGAGCAAAACCACCGCCGATAAGTTCTTTATGTAAAGAGGCTTCTAGAGCATCACGTTGCTCAACAATCGGGGCATATTTTTCCTCAACTGCTTTGATAGCTTCAGCTTTAACTTTCTCAACTTCACCGGCATCCACCAGCTTTTTATCGTCGAGATTTTGGATTGTTTGTAATGCCTTTTTAGCTGCCGCTGGGTCTTCAATTCCTTCAAAAGCTTTTAATGCTTTTTCGGCTGCTTCTTTGGCTTCACGATGTGTTTTAGCTTCATTGTTTAAACGTGCAATTGTTGCTACCGAATGAGGTGCATCATGTGGCATTTCTTTGCCGTCATCATGAATATAGATCGGCTTATCACCGTCTACTTCCGCATAAACTTTACCGTCGATTGTTACTGTTTTAAGTTTCATTGGTCATCCAACCTATATATACAAAATGGGCATCCGCCCGGATTCGCCGTTAGCATCCGCTTTCGGCAGGCAATAAAAAAGCGCCCTTTAGGACGCTTCATTTCTATAAATGATTATTTACTTAAAGCTTGGCGTACAAATGCATCTTTTGCTTCAAGTAGCTTTCTTAATCCTGTGGATTTTTCAGGCCCGTCAGGAAGTTGCTCATCCATTTGCCGAGCTAAATCACCAATTGGCTTACTAACTTGCTGCAAATGTTCAGGTAAATGTTCATATTGGAAATATTGGATAATAGGGCTTGGCATTTTCTTCTCGCAAAAAAAGCACCCGAAGGTGCTATGGTTAAAAATTAAGTTCTATTTGATGAGTGCAATTGCTTTTAATCTTTCAAAAGTAAAACCATAAATTGCCATGGCTTGAAACCTTAATTTGAAGAAATGGCACCAGAATTCATTTTGTGCTCAGAATATATTGAGCATCTGACATATTGATTTGCTTTTCAGGCATTTGTAGTGCCTTTCGCTACGTTTCCTTTGCACTCCAAACCTTTTGTCTAGGTTCATCACCAACTAAGCGGATGCCTTGAGGACCACCTACATCAAATGTTGCCGTGATAGTCGCTGGACCCTCAAAAACACTACAATTCATTTTTACAGCGGTTAATCCAGCTAATGGAATACCTGTTTCCTCGTCACAAAGAGCAAGATGAGAAGATTTATCTGAAACTCTTTTAAGTACCAAATGTCTAACTTTTGATTCACTCATAAGCCAAACTCCATAAATGACAAAAGCGCCATTTGGGCGCTTATATAGGTGAAAATTGTGTCTTAAGTGAGTTTAGAATTACCTGTAATCGGCAATAATTACTCACAGTTAAATCCAGTTCCAACAAGGTCTTTTTTCAAATTTGAAACGAGATTTTGTTGTTCCTGCTGTTGTCCACTAAGATAATTTTTATCTAGAGTCTCTGCACCATCAATAGATTTATAAAGCTCTTTAGATTCCTCTAAATTGTCTTTTAAAAACGTGGTGAGGTTTAGTTTCGCCTGGGCAGCTCTACATAAATTATTTTTAGCTTCTAAACCTTGAGTAGCCTGTTTTACTTGACCAGTTGCAGGATCAAAAGAATATGCATTTGCCATTGCTGACTCCAAAGCTTCAGACAATCGATCATATTCTTTAAGATATTTTTGACTTGGTTCAGCTAAACAAGTGATGGAAATTAGGGTTAGACATACAAAAGCTATTGTTTTCATATTGTATAAATTCTGATGTTTTAAAAAATATAACATAAGAAAAATTACAGACCCAACTTTTTAAAAGCTTTTTCATCCAACTTTCTCAAATCATCTAAGCTATAGAAACGGCCTTCAGGATCAAAGAACTTATCAAAATCAAATTTCCCATCTTTATAGAGCTTAAAGCGCTTTGGCCCTAGCCACTCCCTTTGAAAGAAATCATCTGTTTTCTTAAAGAACTCTTTGAATGTGGTGTTTGCATCTAACTGTCCTATTAACTGGCTTCGCTCTTCTTTGGGGATGTCTTTAACTCTACGTTCGTCCATTACAAATGGCCGTTCGCCAACAAGTTGACCGTCCTTCTCGACCGGAACCAAGATACTGCGACAGTTAGGATGTAACGGCGGCACTCGCTTTGCCGGATCATTTATTTCCCACACTGAACCATCTAATGAAGCGCAAAGCTTAGAAGTTCGTCCATCTAAAACGCTAACAAATCGGACATATTCAAAGCCAATTTGGTTGAAGCTATTTAGATAGGCTTGATTAGCTACATGACTTCGCACAGTTCTTACCGTTCGCTCAATATCAGTTTTGGTACCATTTAAGATCCCATCTTCATAGTTAAGCCGTTTGGTACCACGAATACGCTGAACAATTTCTTGGTTAGTTTTGCCTGAATTAATACCATCTCGAATTGCATACTCAACCTTTTGACGGGCACTTTCAGCAATTCTTGAAAGCAGATCATCGACAAGAGCGCCACCTGCCAACGGAACTTTTTTAGCGGATAAGAATAGTTTTTCCCCATCAGGCTTATTAATTTTTGCTCCATAGAGCTTAGCTACGTAATTGGCCTCATAAACAGCCAGCGCCGTAGCAGAAACGGCAAAAGCTTCAGGTAATGCTAAATTAACACTGGCAAACCATTGGGCAATCAAATCCCTAATTTCCCTTAAATTTGAAGTTGTATATTTACCACCAGCTAAAGCAACTTTCTCCGACTCATTAAGCTCATCCAATAAATCCCGAAGCTTAGATAGCATCTTGCTCGTATCATCATTGAATAAAGCCAATAACTCATTTACCGTTTTTGATGAAGCACGATAAAGATAGGCCTGGTGCTGAGTGAGTACTTCAAATAGTTTTTTGATATCTGTTGCCATCTCACTCTACCTTTTGATTTAAAGTCCCATCTTGCTCTGCTTCAACATTCTGAAGCTCTTCTTCATATTTTTGTTTAGGGAACATACCTGTTTGGTTGTATTCCCACCATGATTTAAATGAAGATCGGCCTTGTAGAGCTGCTTCAAATAACTGTCGAGCTAACTCAGCTAAATAACCCTGTTTGTTAAATTCTTGACTGATTTCGAACATCAAATCATCTTTAGTTAGAACATCCACATTAGGCGTTACAAACTTAGCAGCCCATCGTAATGCTGCTGACAAGGCTTCATTCATATTAACGACACAGAGCGAAAGAACTGAATGCTGAACGGCGTCATCACTATTCGCTTCGGTAGCGGTCTTTTTACTTCCCGAGCCCTTCTCAATTAAACGCGCCCCCATCTCCTTCATTTTTTCCCACTTATCTTTCATCGCTTCCCGGGCAAGAGTATTA